TTGAGGGATTGAAAGATGGTCATAAGTCAATTTTTATTAACAACACGCCGCTGCAAAATGCTGACGGTAGTTATAACTTTCAAAACGTCACCGTCTATACGCGCAACGGCACGCAAGCTCAGACATACATCCCGATTGCTTCCGAGGTTGAGGACGAGAAACCAGTTGGCGTGCAAGTACAACAGGCCACTCCGGTGGTCCGCAGTATTACTGACTCCAATATCAACGCCGCACGAGTTACGATTACCGTACCCCAACTACAGCTATTTACTGATCAAGGCGACATTGAAGGCACCAGCGTGCAGTTGCAAATTGCTGTGCAATACAACTCAGGTGGCTACACCACGGTGGTGGACGACACAATCGCCGGCCGCACTGCCGATTCTTATCAGCGCGACTACCTAGTCAACTTAAGTGGTGCGTTTCCGGTAAACATCAAAGTCATACGCCTTACAGCAGACAGCAGCAGCGCCAAGCTTGTTAATGCTTTTAACTGGACTAGCTATACGGAAATCGTCTACGCCAAACTGCGCTACCCCAACAGCGCATTGGTGGCAATTCGTGTTGATGCGGAACAATTCAGCAGCATTCCCAACCGTTCGTACCTGGTGCGCGGCATTAAGGTGCGCATCCCCAATAACGCCACAGTGGACTCCACTAACGGGCGATTGACTTACAGCGGCGTGTGGTCAGGCACGTTCGGGGCTGCCGCGTGGACAACAGACCCGGCTTGGATTTTGTTTGACTTGCTCACGTCCACCCGCTACGGGTTTGGTGATCACATTCAGACTACACAGTTGGATAAGTGGGCTTTTTACTCCGCCTCGCAATACTGCGGTGAACTGGTACCTGATGGCTTTGGCAGTTTTGAGCCTCGCTTTAGTTGCAACATCAACATTCAAACGTCCGAACAGGCATACAAGCTGATCAACGACATGTGCTCGGTGTTCCGGGCCATGCCGTATTGGAGCACCGGCGCTCTCACAGTTAGTCAAGACAAGCCGGCAGATACCAACTACTTGTTTACGTTGGCGAACGTTTCTGAAGACGGTTTTAGCTATCAAGGCAGTAGTCGCAAGACTCGCCCCACAGTGGCAGTGGTCAGCTACCTGGATCTCAACACTCGCGATATTGCTTATGAGGTGGTTGAGGACCAACCCGGCATTAGCAAGTACGGCGTAATCAAGACCGAGATTTCGGCCTTTGCCTGCACTAGCCGCGGCCAAGCAAGCCGTATCGGTGATTGGTTGCTGTACTCCGAGCGATATGAGTCGGAGGTGGTGACCTTTACGGCCAGCATCGATGCTGGCGTGGTAGTGCGGCCGGGCCAGATCATTGAAGTAAGCGACCCGACTCGCGCGGGCAATCGCCGCGGGGGCCGCATCAATGCCGCAACCATCAACAGCGTGACGGTGGACGATGCAACAGGGTTAGCGGTTGCTCCAACGGCCACCCTGTCGGTCATCCTCCCCACTGGCGCTGTTGAGAGTCACGGCATCACCAGCGTGATTGGCAACGTGATCAGCTTGGCCACGCCATTAAGCACCGCGCCAAATGCTAATAGCATCTGGATTTTTGAGACCAGCAACATCCAGACCTCCACCTGGCGGGTGCTCACCGTCAGTGAGCAAGAGGGAGCCCAGTACGCGATCAGCGCGCTGGCCTACAACGCCTCGAAATACGAGTACATCGAACGGGGTGCGGAACTGCAACCACGGGACGTCACCGACCTAAACGTGATTCCGGTGGCACCGACCAATCTCCAGGCCACTGAGACGCTCTATGAACTCAACGGGCGGGCATTGGCCAAGCTGATTATCAGCTGGCAATCCGTGGTGGGGGTGAATGAATATCGCGTGCGCTGGCGGCCGCAAAACGGCAACTGGACCAGCAGCAGACAGGCGCGCCCCGATTACGAAATCCTCGACACCACAGCTGGGGTCTATGAGGTGCAGGTTTATAGCCTCAACGCAGGCCTGCGGCAATCGGTGGAGCCGGCCAGCCTGACAGTGCAGGCTTTCGGTAAGACCGCCCCGCCGGTGGCAGTGGCTGGCCTGTCGTTAATCCCGATCGATGGGGCTAGCGCCATCCTTAGTTGGGACCGCGCAACAGAACTTGACGTATTGCTTGGCGGCAAGGTGCTGATCCGCCACAGCGTGCTGCTGGCCGGCGCGCTGTGGGAGGAGAGCCAAGAGATCGTGGCCGCTGCAGCTGGTAGCCAGACACAGAAGCAAGTGCCGCTGCTCGAGGGGACCTATCTGGTCAAGTTCGAGGATGACGGCGGCAACCGTTCGCTGACCGCTAGCAGTGTGATCGTGGATCTCCCGACGCCGCAACCACGGCTGTTGGTGCAGACCTACGCCGAAGAGACCGAGACGCCGCCCTTCAACGGCAATTACACCGACATGTTTTATGTGGCGAGCCTGGCGGAAGCAGGTGGAGCCAGTGGCATCATCCTGAGCACCGGCTTGGCCATCGATGATATGGCCACCGACGGCAACTGGGATGGTCTGCCATCGATCGACAGCGTGGGTGGTGTGCTGAGCGAGGGCGAGTATGAGTTCGGCAGCACCTACAGCTTCCCTGGCATCTTTGACTGCAACCTGCGCCGACGATTGGTCACCCTGCCTTACCTGCCGGGCGATTTCTGGGATGACAAGACCGCCGACATCGATACTTGGGATTTTATCGACGGCACCGGCGGCGATCGGGTCAATGCGCTGACCTATGTGCGCACCACGCAGGATGATCCCAGCGGCAGTCCAACCTGGAGCACCTGGCGCGAGTTTGCAAACGCGATCGTGCGCGGCCGCGGCTTCCAGTTCAAAACTCAAGCCACCAGCACTGACGAGGCGCAGAACATCCTGATCGAGGAGCTGGGCGCAGAAATGGAGTTGCAGCAACGCACCGAGCAATCAGCGACGCTGACAAGTGGAGCGGGGACCTACACAGTCACCTTCACCAATGCCTTTTTTGAAGCACCTAGTGTCGGCGTGACTGGCTTCAACATGGCAACCGGTGACTTCTTTGCGGTGTCTTCCGTGACGCGGACCGGTTTTCAGGTAACCTTTAGGAACAGTGCAGGCAGTGCCGTGAGCCGCCAGTTCACCTACACAGCCATCGGGTTCGGGAGGCAGATCTAAGACATGGCTCAGCACGACTACAATCTGGCCAACCAATCTGGCCTCGCTTTCAGGCAAGACCTGAATAACGCGCTGTCGGCGATCGTCAGCCAGAACAGCGGAGCATCAGCGCCCAGCACCACTTTTGCTTATGAATGGTGGGCGGATACCACCACAGGGCTTCTGAAGCTGCGCAATGCGGCAAACAGCGCCTGGATCACGATCGGCACATTGGCCAGTACCAACCTTGGCCTGGCGCCCGTGGCCTCACCCAGCTTCACCGGCACGGCTACGTTCGCGGGTGATGTGCTTATGAGCGGCACCGGCGTTCTGGATCTTCCGGTGGGCACCACGGCCGAGCGGCCTGGATCACCTAACTCGGGCATGATCCGGTTCAACACCACGCTTACCCAATTCGAGGGTTACAACGGCACGGCATGGTCAAGCGTGGGCGGCGGTGCGACGGGCGGTGGTGCTGACACCGTTTTCTTTGAGAACAGTCAGACCGTAACGACCAACTACACTCTGACCACCAACAAGAACGCAGTGACAGCTGGCCCAATCACGGTAAACTCTGGGGTAACCGTCACGATTCCGTCCGGCTCTAGCTGGGTGGTGGTGTAAGTCATGCCAATTTCAATCGCTGGCTCTGGAACCATCACCGGCATCTCGGCAGGTGGGTTGCCTGACGACTGCATCACAACGGCGGAGATTGCTGCCAACGCTGTTACCACCGCCAAGCTTGGTTCCGCTGAACAATCGGGCCTGTGCAAAGCCTGGGTGAACTTCAACGGCACAGGCACCGTGGCGATCCGCGCTAGCTACAACGTGAGCAGCATTACGGATAATGGGACTGGGGACTATACGGTGAACTTCACGACTGCAATGGCGGATGCGAATTATTGCACAAATGTTTCTGGTATAGAAGGTGCAGCAGGTGGAACTGTTTCTAAAATTGGCAATGCTGCACCTTACACATCAAGTGCTGTGCGTGTTACCTATAACGCCGCAGGTGGTGCTGCATTTGACGTGTCCATTGCCTGTGTATCCATCTTCCGCTAACCCATCATCATGAAACGAATCATCTACCAATCCGAATCTGGCGGTGTTGCCGTCATCATCCCCACCGAGTCAGTTGAGCTGGCGCTGAAGGATGTCCCCGAAGGTGTCCCCTACGAGATTGTCGAAGAAGCTGACATCCCCAGCGACCGCACATTCCGTGGCGCCTGGGTCATGGGTGACTACTGCATTGAGCACGACCTGGGCCAGTGTCGCGTCATTGGCCACCAGATGCGCCGCATCCAACGCAACGCAGAGTTCGCCCCGTTTGACGAGATTATCGCCAAGCAGATCCCAGGTGCAGACGCGCTTGCAGCAGAAGAGGCCCGTCAGGCGATCCGCGAGAAATACACCTTGATTCAAGACGCCATCGACGTTGCTGAGACCCCTGACACCATCAAACTCGCCCTGGAGGCAAACCAATCATGAGCCCAGTACGTCTCAACGGTTCAACATCGGGTTACACCGAACTTGATGCCCCGGCCGTGGCGGGCAATAACAACATTAAGTTGCCCACGGGTAACGGCAGTGCCTATCAAGTGGTGCGCAACGGTGCCACCGCAGGGTCGCTGGAGTTCACCGACAAGATCGTCAGCGGCACAGCAGTTGCTAGCACCAGTGGCACCAGCATTGACTTCACCGGCATTCCAAGCTGGGTGAAGCGTGTGACGGTGATGTTTGACCAAGTGTCAACTAACGGTACAAGTAACCCAATAATTCAACTAGGAACTTCTGGAGGCATTCAGGCTACAAATTACCGAGGTCTTGCAGCATATGTAACAGGCGCAGGTGCGCAAACAGCTACCCAAATAACAACTGGATTTGTTATTTGGAATTTTAACAACACAGCGGCGGCAGTAGGGCAGGGTTCCGCTATTTTTAACATACTAGATTCTGCAACTGGAATTTGGACTATGCAATCTTGTACAGCAAGGAGCGATACTAATTGGGTTAGTTACGCTGCGGGGTCTAAAACTCTTTCCGGCACCCTAGACCGCGTTCGCATCACCACCGTGAACGGCACCGACACGTTTGACGCCGGGTTGATCAACATCCTTTACGAGTGATCCGATGAGCACACTTTCTACAACCAATCTCAAGAACCCCAGCTCAGGCAGCAACAACATTGTGCTGGGCACTGATGGCAGCGTCACAGTAGGGACCATTACCGGCACTTCAGTCAGGGGTGGCATTACCAGCGGCACTGCTGTTGCCTCAACTAGTGGCACGGCGATTGACTTTACTAGCATTCCGTCTTGGGTGAAGCGCGTGACGGTGATGTTTAACGGGGTTAGTACAAATGGGACAAGTGCTTTTCAGGTTCAGCTTGGAACATCGTCTGGAATTGAAACAACCGGATATAACGCAACTACAGGTGTTGTTGCAGGTGCGTATGTGGGGGCCGCTGGAACGGCTACTGCAACAACAGGTTTTGTATTGGAATACAACAATCAAGTTGCTGCTTCTTTAATGTCGGGCCATCTTTTATTGACAACAATTTCCTCTAACACTTGGGTTGCCAGTGGAATAATTGGCAGCAGTTCGGGGACGCAGGTATATTTATTTTCAGGCAATAAAGCCACAGCATCAACCCTAGATCGCGTTCGCATCACGACGGTCAACGGTACGGATACATTTGATGCGGGCAGCATCAATATCCTTTACGAGGGCTAATCATGGAACGCATCGAGATCAACGTTATCACCGGCAAGCAAGTCACCATCCCCCTCACCGAAGAGGAGATTCTGGAGATTGAGTCGCGCCCAGAACCTGAGCCACCGGTTGAACTGACACCTGCTGAGAAGTTGGCAGCGTCTGGGTTGGCCGTGGATGAGTTGAAGGAACTCCTCGGTCTTAGCTGATGGCAGTCCGCGCAAAGGCTGGTGCAGCACACATCAGCCACCAGCCGGGGCCACCGAAGACAACCAGCATCGGCTACGGCGCGCGCAGTCGGCCGCGCCGTCGCGGTAAGAAGCCTCTGCGGGGGCAAGGTCGGTAGAATAGGTCCATGATCGAGGTCATCGCTGCTATTGCTGGGGCATCGATCTCCGTTGCGGCCATGGGCGCAATGGGCTTTACCAAGCGCAACGATGAAGCCCGCGATGCCGTCATCCGTCTGACTGCTGCAGTGGAGCACATCGCCACGCAGCTCGAGGTGATGCACACCGACATCCGTGCCGATCGGAAGGAGACCTTCTCACGGCTGAATGGCGTCGAGCAGCGCGTCGCTACCCTTGAGGCAAGGCCGCACAACTGACATGGATCG